GGTTGCTGGTTGTGGATGGGGAGTCGCTCTCGCGCGGGCTACGGGCAGTTCAGGGGTCGGCCCGCCATCCGGATCATGCATTGGCTGACGAAGGGGCCGACGCCGCCGGGGACCGTCGTGATGCACTCCTGCGACAACCCGCCGTGCTGCAACCCCGGCCACCTGATTCTCGGAACACCGCTCGAGAACTCGCACGACGCGCTGGCGAAGGGAAGGATGGGCAAGAAAAAGCTCCACGCCGCGGCAAACGACGTGGAGCCCACTACCGCTGGTTCGGCGTGCGCCGCCGGCCAGTCAGCACGAATCTAGGCGCGACGAGGACTTTTGCAATGTCACACCTCAGCATCATCAGACGGCATGAGGACCTGCGCACGGTGGCGCTGGCCCGGCTCCGCGCGCCACACCAAATGGAGCTCTACGCCGCGTGCGCGCTCTGCGGCAGCGACATCTTCGATTTCCGCCAGGAGCAGCGGTTGGCCGGGCCGGACGGTCCGGTGCTCTGCCCGGGCTGTGCCGCGGACTGTGAGCAGCGGATGGCGAAGGCGATCCCGATGGTCGCGGGGATCGAGCGGATGACCGCACCGCACGGCGAACACTCGGTGGACTCGCTCACGGGCTCCGTGCTGGGCTACTGCGCGAAGCGCCAGGGCGCGGCGCTCACGCTGTACGAGCGGATCGTGCTCCAGATCGCGGCGTACCGGCACTGGCAGGCAACCCACTCGCGGAGGGCCGCGTGAACGCGGCCGCGTCATTCTCCGATGGCGTGATGATGGCGCTCCGCCAGCGGCAGCGCGTCGAGGATTCCGACCCGACGTGGGGCTACGTGATCGAGCATCCCACCACTGGGAGCAAGATCGTGCGCTGCGCCAAGCACGCGTTCGTCCGCGGCTGGAAGCCGACGGCCATCCCGATGTCGGTCTACTACGCCGCGTGTTCCTGCGGGTGCGTCGTGCGGAGCGGCCGCGTGAGCTACAAGGATTCGATGGCGGTGGCCACCGACGGGTGCCTCGAACTCACCGCACCGCCGGGCACCTGCGAGTTATGCAACGGCGGCGGCCTGGCCCGATCTGATGCAGGATGGTCCGTGTGCCGCTCGTGCGGCGGAGCGGGCGTCGCTCCGGAGGGCCACTCCGATGCCTGAGACGAAAGTGTCCGCGGCCATCCGGAAGTTCCACGCCGCGAGCGAGGATCTCCAGCACTGCACCCGCGTCGAGATGCTCGGCGAGGCGGGGAAGCCGGTGCAGCGGCGCGACGCGCTACTCCGCATCGTCGGAACCGACAACCCGCTAACTGGCAAGCCGCATTCGGCGTCGAGCGCCGAGACAGTGGCGAACGAAGAGCCGGTATTCAGCCTCTATCTGCGTGCGTGCACTGACGCGGTGATCAGCCGTATGAAGGCCGAGACCGCCGTGCAGGCGGCGCGGTGGAACGTGGAACTCGCGATCGCGGAGCACAGTCGGATGCGCGAGACGGTGGGCGTATGAGCGGCTCGCAGCCGGCGACGGCCGACCCGGAACGCGCGACCCGGACGCCGTACCCGCCGCCGCGCGGGACGCCGAGCCGCAAGTCGCTCAGCATGGTCAACCGGCACGCCAACGCGGCCATGCTCTACGGCCGCGCGCAGCGCGAGATCGGCGACCGGACCGACGACGACGTGAACCGCAAGGCGCGCGAAGACGCACGGCTCGACTGGACCGCGGTCGAGCGCGAGATGCTCGACTACCTCACCGACCTCGAAGCACGGGCGGCTGGCAGGCCCGCGACCACGAAAGGAGCGACCGCATCATGAGCACCGCACTGAGAGTGATGGACCCACGCGAGGCGCGGCCGGCGCTCGTCCCGGTGACCGGCGGCGACAGCATCGAATCGCTATTCAAGCTGGCCGAGCCGCTGGTCAAATCCGGCTTCCTGCCCGATTACATCAAGACGCCGGGTCAGGCCGTGGCGATCATCATGGCGGGCCGCGAGATGGGCGTCCAGCCGATGCAGGCGCTCCGGTCGATCAACCTCGTGAAGGGGAAGATCACCATCAACGCCGACCTGCAGCTCGCGCTCTTCGTGCGCGACGGCGGTCAATTCAAGTGGCTGCAGGACGACCTCTACGGCGCGAAGATTTGGCTCCGCCACCCGACGGGCAGCGAGTACACGTCGCCTTTCAGCCAGCAGGACGCGAAGACGGCCGGGCTGTGGGGCAAGAACACGTGGGCGCTGTACCCGCGTCCCATGATGCGCGCCCGCGCGATCACGGCGGGGCTCAAGGCCGTGGGCTACGAGCCGGTGTCGGGCGCGTACGACGACGTGAGCGTGGAGTTGCCAGGCGCGCCAGTCCCGGCATATGTGCCCGACGCGACGCCCACGCTTAGCGACGATGTGGTGGACGCCGCGACCGGCGAAGTGACGCAGGAGGCCGTGACCGGCTACACCCGCGTCACGGACCTCGCGGTGGCAAAGGCGCTGGTGTTGCCATTCCCGAACATCGAGGGCAAGCCGCTCGACACGCTGTCGTCGGGGCATCTCCGGCGGATCGAGGAGTGGATTCTCCGCCAGCGCGAAATCAAGAGCGACGAAGAGTTCATGATCGCAGCGACGGACTCGATCGGTCTGCTGCTGGCGCACCGCGAGGTGGCCGACGAACGGACCGGGATGGCCGAACCCGACGAAACCTCCACGTTCATGGGCGACGAGTACCCGGCTACGGACATTGGGGCTGAACACCCCGCGACGGCGCCTGCGCCCGCTGCGCCGCACCCGACAAGCCGCGTGGCGCGGACGCAACGCATCAACGAGCTGCTCAAGCACGCCGCGTGCGCGAACGATCGCGCGGACGTGAAGCGCCGGCTCACGAATGGGATGACCGACCACGAGCTCGGCGTCACGCTCTCCGCACTCGAGTCCAAGGTGCTGCAGGCCGAGCCACCGGAGAAGAAGGGCGGCGGCAAACGTGAGTTCTCGATGGGCGCTCCGCTGCCAGGCGAGGACGGCTTAGCGATCGACGACAAGCGAGCGTCGAAGTCGCCGCAGGAACACGGTCACTAGCACCGTACCACTTACCACCGAGGAGCGCGCGTCATGGATGCAGAGCTCGACATGGGCCAACGCGGGAAGTGTCAGAAAGCGTTGGCTCGCATCAAAAAAGTGACTGAGCAGGCGAAGGCGCAGAGCACCAAAGCCTCGCTCGGTTACACCGAGGCCGAGACACAGATCGGCTTCATCAATGGGGCCGAGACGCAGTTCAACCAGTCGGTGGAGGGCGCGCCGGTCAGGCTCATCGCACCACACCGCACGGTGCTGTGCCTCGGGCTCGAGCTGCTCAAGGGCGATCTCGCGCAGACCGAGGGTCGCGGGGTGGGGTTGGGTGTGGTCGAGGACGCGTTCCTCACCTGCGTCGATGACTACGACGTCTTACTCCGGATGTTCGGTGAGCAGACGGAGGTCGCGATCCCGATAGCGCCCGTGAAGAAGGCCGACCGCGCGCTGGTCAAGCGGATGCGTGGCGGGAAGGGCAAGCATCAGGGCGCGGAAGCGCGGGCGTAATGCCGTTCGCGGACGCCGAATCTCCCGAGACGGAAACCGTGTGGCTTCGCGTGCCGCTCGGGGGCGACGTGTTCGTGACCGTCACCACGAATCACGAGCTTCAGGTGCCGCAGGTGGATCGGTTGCTGGAATGGCTCACCGCGATTCGGGACGGGTTTCTCGCGCGCGAGCAGGAGACGGCGGCATGACGCCGCCGCCGACCGACGCCGACCGACGCCGAGCGTGCGCCGTGAGCGCGACGATTGACGATGCTGCGCCGCTGACGGCCGACGAAGTGCGCGCGTTCCTGGAGCTATGCGACGCGCCGGCCGGTTTGCTCTACGTCCACGGTTGGCGGTACGAGCACACAGACCTAACGAAATCATGCGCGGCGAAGCTGCGTCGGATCGCCGGGCTCCCGCGTGAGGGCGACCTATGACATCACTTTTGGAAACCCACCTTTTAGTTACCTAAGTTGAGCGAGGACGCGGAGATGCTACGCCGGATTATGGTTGCCGTCGAGCGGATGGCGGCGGGGGCGCGCCGTCCTGTCACGCACGGCGCTGGGCCTCGCGACTGGTTCGTATGTCCACGCTGCAAGCGGTCGGCGCAATTTGGTGACGATCACGAATGCCGCGCGCGGATTACAGAGCCAACACGTCGAAACGCAAAAGGCCCGGCGTAATGCCGAGCCTCTGCATAGGCCAGCGTCCGAGCGTGGCACGCCGGGGTGAATCGTCCTGGAACCTGGCTAGCCGGTATCAAGACGTGCTGACAATCTACGGGGCTGCTAGCTCAAATGGGAGAGCATCTGACTTTTAATCAGAAAGATGTCGGTCCGACTCCGACGCGGCCCATGCCTGACGAACTACGGCCAGAGGTCGAGGCCCTGCGATGGCTTCGGTACCAACCGAAGCAGACGCTGGGCGTTCTTCGCAACTGGCTAATCGCGGAAGTTTCCGCCGCACGGAAGGCGGTCGCATGACATTGGTATTGAAAGACCCACCTTTACGATAACTACCGGGGTAAAGCGTGACGATCGCTGCCGGGATTCTTCGCTTGACGCATGGTGCGCACCAGCCCAACGGTGAGATGTGTGCGATGGAAGCCGCTGCGTGGATCGCGGGCGAGCCGTGGTCGGACCATCCGACGTGCGCGTCGCCCGTGATCGCGTCCTTCATGCGGTCGTGGAACGATTCGCTCTCGGACGACGATCGGCAGATGCTCGTCCCCTACGTGGTCCGGGTCGTCGGCACCGCGAACGGGGCCAAGATCGAGAACGCGCGCGCCTGGATGGCGACCGACTGCCTCGTGCGCACGCAGACACCGATGTGGCTCCGACTCGCGAAACTCCCCGATCAGGCTGCCGAACTCGAAGCGCTCATCCCGCTCACGAATACCGCGACCGCCCGCAAGGCCCAGCCTACGATCGAGGCGGCGCGCTCGCGCGCCGACGCTGCGTGGGCCGCTGCGGGGGCCGCTGCGGGGGCCGCTGCGTGGGCCGCTGCGGGGGCCGCTGCGTGGGCCGCTGGGAGGGCCGCTGGGAGGGCCGCTGCGTGGGCCGCTGCGGGGGCCGCTGCGTGGGCCGCTGCGGGGGCCGCTGCGGGGGCCGCTGCGTGGGCCGCTGGGAGGGCCGCTGGGAGGGCCGCTGCGTGGGACGCTGGGTGGGACGCTGCGGGGGCCGCTGCGTGGGCCGCTGCGTGGGCCGCTGCGGGGGCCGCTGCGGGGGCCGCTGCGAGGGACGCTGCGAGGGACGCTGCGTGGGACGCTGCGTGGGCCGCGCTCCGACCTACGGTCGTCGTGCTCCAGCTGTCCGCACTGGAGCTGCTCGACCGGATGATCGACCTGCACCGCACCGATGTTCCGCTCATTGCCGAGCGTGTCGCGCGGCTCGGCGTATCGGCATGAGATCACTTCTGGAAACGCGACTTTTCGATAACTACCGGGGGCGAGCGTGAGCACACCGGAGAAATGCCCAAAATGCGGCGCCGGATGGTCGGTCACGCACGGCGACGCCTTCCTCGGCCCCTATTTTCAAGAGCGCACCACGCTTCACGGCGAGCGGCTGAAATACGTCTGCCAGCGGTGCGGGTGTTTCTGCTACGAGCGGACGGCGGACCTCTTCGATAAGGAGCCGTCCGTATGACCCCCGCCCCCAGCGCCAGCGAGCGCACCGATACCGAGCGGCTACGAGTCTACTGCCCCGACCACCTGTACTCGATCACTGAGCTGGTCGGTGAGATCGAGATGCCGAATGACGATCCTAAACGCGATCACTATACGGTTCGCCGAATGTGGAAATGCGACGAAGGCAGTCACGATTTTTGGACCGTTGTGTTTCGCCGCAAGCCGGAGGCCGCGCCATGACCGCCAGCGCCAGCCGCCGGGCCACGACGGAGAGATGGCGTCCCATTGCCACCTTTCGCGGAGCCGACCGGCACGAGGTCGATCTCTGGATGCAGGTCTACGCCTCTCCGCATTCGTTCGGTATGAGCGATGCGTTTCGCGTCGTCGACGCATACCGCGTCGAGGGCAAATGGTTTCATCGGTGGCAGGGGAAAGAGCAGGAGCTATACGCCGACTACATCACACATTGGATGCCGAAACCGAAGCCGCCCCGGGCCGCCAAATGATTATCGGAAATGCGAGTTTCCAAAACCTACCGGAGCGCCTGTGAACATGACGGGTGGCAGCGCGCCCGCTGCGGCGATTGAGTTGACCTACGCAACAGCAGCGGAGGCGCCGAAGATCGCGCAGGTCTACGAATACCGGGCCATCGCCGAGAACCCCTATTACCTGAGCGGGCGCGGCGGCTCAGGCGATCAATTCCCGTGGACTGTCATGTTCAAGTGGGTGGATGCGTTCGGCTATGTCCGTGAGGCGCCGGTGCAGACGTTTGCGACGCTCGCTATTGCGGCGCAGGTGATGCGCGGCCTGAGCGATCACCGTAGAGCTGTCTTTCAGCCGAAGCCGATCGAGGCGCTCGAACATTTGTCTGCGCGCGACGTGGGCCGCGACACGCTGACCGGCGACACGCTGCCGAATGGCGCGGCGGCCCGGCGTACCTACTTCAAGCGCATGGCTGACCGGAAGCCGAAGAAATGACGGTAGTTATCGAAAAGGCCGATTTCCAATACAGGAGTGCGTGATGCACATGCACACCCATCGATTTCTTATCGAAGTCGAGGTTGCTGTGGCCGATGAGCGGCTGGGCGCAACGCAGACAAAACTCGTCGGCGCGCTTCACGCGGCTGGGTACAATCCGGTGTCGAGCCGAGTGCGCGAGTCCGACTGTCACTGCGGCGCCCCCGGCGACTGGGTGAACACCGATCTTGAGCAGAAGCGGTGCGAGCCGACATGACCGACCTCGCCACGATCCGCCAGCGGGCGCGCGAGCATCAGGATGATCTCGACCTCGCGCTCGTGTATCTGACACCGCAAGATCTTACGAAGCGCTGGCAGGTGTCGATCACGACCGTGAAGGCGATCCCGCGCGACGAGCTGCCGTACAAGGAGATCGGGCGAGGGGTGCATCTCAAACGGCGACGCTACAACCCGCTGGATGTCGAGGCTTTCGAGAGCCGCGACCGCGGCGGGTTGGCCCGCGAGCGATCCGCATGACGCTGCGTCGTGATCCCACCACGAAGAACTACAGCGCCGACATCCGCGATCGCTCGTTCGGCCGTATCCATCTCTCGCTCAAGAGCGACAAGAAGTCCGTCGCGACCGAGCGCTACGCGGCGCTCCGCGCACTCATCCGCGAGGGCGACCCGACGCTCGTCAACGACATTCGGCGCCGGCGCCTCAACATCGAGGCCGTCACCCGGATGCACATCGAGCGTCGGCCATTCGCCGAGCTCCGGTCCGCGACCGCATGGCCCACCGTGGGCGCGGCGCGCGACGCATACCTGGCGTGGATCGAGGAACATCCCCGGCGCTCGGCGAAGACGCTCTTCACGGTGCGCTCAGAGATCAAATCCGCAGTGGACTTTTTCGACGCCCGCACGCCGCTCACGCAAATCACCCATGATCGGGTGCGGGACTTCCGCCGCGCGCTCGAAGCCCGCGGCCTCAAACCCACCACGGTGCGGCTCCATCTCTCGCGGCTCGGCGCGCTATTCCGCTGGTGCCAGCGGCAGGAGACGCGGGATGCTGCCCAGGCGCGACGCCCGGCGACCACGCTCTATAGTCCGGTCGATCCCGAGGCGATTCCCGACCGTGCCGCTGGCCGCGTGCGCTTTCTCTCCCAGGACGAGGCCGAGCGATTGGTCGCGGCCACGCCCGACGCGCTACAGCTCGCGGTGGCGCTGGGATTGCTGGCTGGCCTCCGCGCCGGCGAAGTACTGTCGCTCCGGCCGCCGCCGCACGACATCGACCTCACGCTCGGGTTGATCCTCGTGCAGCCCAAGGAAGGGTGGCGTCCGAAGAGCAAGGCGTCCCAGCGCGAGGTGCCGATCGCCGATGCGCTGCGCCCGATTCTGGACCGGCACCTCGCGTCCTACGCGAGCGACCGGTGGCTCTTCCCGTCGCGCGCATTGGGTGGCCGCGGCGCCGGCCACGCGAACGCCATCTCGGCGGACACTTTGCAGCTCGAATTCCGGCGCATCGTGACGGCGGCCGGCATGGTCGCGGGCCGTGACGACCCGCTCGGCGTCACGTTCCACACGCTGCGCCACACCTTCGCGTCGTGGCTCACGATGGGCGGCGTCGATCTCTTTACCGGCGCGCGGCTCATGGGCCACGCCTCGACGAAGGAGATGGAGACGGTGTACGGTCACCTGGCGCCCGAGCATCGGAAGCGGGCTGTCGGACTCCTCAACGACCAGCTCGCGTCGGCGTTCAAGCCCTATGGCGTGGCGGGTGGGGTGTCGGCATGAGAAGCGATCCGGTGGACATCCGTCGCCGCGAGCGATTCGGCCGCACTGGCCGAGGAGCTAGCCGCCGAGCACGCTATTATGGACGGCGTGCGCCGGAGGGCGTCCGGGTGAAAAACCGCATCGATTTGCCGCAGCCAGCGACACCACAGATTTTTTTGGAGGCCCGTAGCCCGGCATACGGCAAATGGGGAGAATGTCGGCGGGTAAGTGCAGCGGGGGTACGTAGGTGCATTAGGGCGCTCTATCCGAAGGTAATTGGCCGGTCGGTAGACGGCCATCCGGAGGCACTGGAGCGCCTTTTCGCCGCTGTGCCACCGCTGGCGACACCGCGCCGGGTGGCCGCGTGAGCCCTCCGGTGAAGGTCACCCGGCAGTCCCTGGCGAACGAGGCCGCATCGCACTGGCACGCGACATACGACAGCGGCGAGTACGGCGCCGATAAGCTGGTCATTGGCCGCGCGCTCGACGCGCTAGGGCCAACTCCCGATCCAGACGCCGTGGACCGCGTGATCGGCAACTCCTGCTGGACGCATTACTGGCAGTGCTCGGGGTGCGAGAAGTTAGACCCAGATGTCGTGGTGCAGGTCGGCCAGGAGCCTGACTACGAGTCGTCTACGGCGTTCCTGTGCCTCGACTGCCTGCGTGAAGCTGCGCGCGTTGGGGGCGTTCTGTGAGCCAGCCCCGCACGGTCTACGACGAGGTGCGCGAGGACCCGCTTAAGCAGCGGCACGACGCGGCTCCAGTGGAAATGGGCGCCGAGCGTTGGCGCCGAGGCCGCGACGCGTTCGAGCAGTACGTGGTCGACGAACGTCTCAGCGCAGAGCCGAGCGTCGCCAGAGAGCGCGCCCACCTCGTCCGCATCGCCGCCCTCGCCATCGCGCAGATCGAAGCGCTGGACCGCCGGACCGCGGAGGCGAAAGCCTAATGGCCCACGAATGCCCCGAGTGCGGACAGATGTGCTATTGCCACGGCGACATCGATGACAGCGTGGTGGAGACGCGCGCGTATTCGGCGCTGCACTGCACTTGCTGCGATGATGCCGAATGCGACGACGAGGACGACGACGAGGACGACGGTTGCGATAATCCCTGCGACGACTGCGGGCTGCACGGGCCATGCTGCCGCACCGATACGCCGACCGCCGACGAGGACCCGCCGCTATGACCCGCCTCCTCGCCTTCCTCCGCTGGCTCTTCGCGCCACTCCCCACCACCCCGGAGCGTGCCGCCGCCGAGCGCGCGTACTGGATGGCGGCCCGATGATGGGCTCACGGAAGCCGGAGCGCGACGAGCTGATTGTCGCGCGTGTCGGGCGCGGCGATACGCGCCGCAGCGTTGGCGGCGATTTCGGAATATCGGGCGAGCGAGTCCGTCAGATCGTGAACCGCGCACGCGGTGCACCCCACACCAGCTATGCCGCGATGCGCGACAAACTGGGCTTCGAGTTGTGGGCGACGCAAAAGCATATCTCCGTGCACGTGACGGAGCTGCGCATCAAGTGGGACGCGCTCTCCGATGCTACCCGCTTCGAGTGGTGGCTGCACGCGAGGAAGAAGATGGCCGACCGATGATGCTGCCACACGCACACCGGTTCAACTGGCGGCTCGCGCTCGTGCTGCTCGGCGACGCCGCGGTCTGGGTGTGGGCCCTCGCACGGGTGTGCGCATGACGCGCTTCGACTCGCCCGTGGATCTGCCGTACGGGATGCAGCTCGAATCCGCGCGCGGGCAGCTCAAGGCCGCGATCACCGAAGCGATGGCGGTCACCACTGGCGGCCACGCGCACATCACGGTCGCCGGCGTGATCCGCGCGCTCGTCACCCGTATCCGCACACTCGAGGGGAAGTCGTAATGCCGGACGGTCGGTTCCTGTCGAAGTCGATCGCGTACTCGGAGCAACTCACCCGAGTGTCGCTTGCCGCGGAAGTCCTGTTCTACCGGCTGATCCCCCACGCCGACATCGAAGGGCGGTTGCCAGGTGATCCGTTCAAGCTCAAAAGCATCGTCGCCCCGATGCGCACGTCACTCACGGTCAGCGCGATCCACAAAGCGCTGGTCGAGCTGGAGCGCGAAGGTCTGGTCGTCCGCTATCTCGCCGATGGCACCCAATGCCTGAGATTGCCAGGCTTCAAGCGCCACCAAAAAGGACTCCGTGTCGATCGCGAGGCGGCGTCCAAGTTACCCCCTGATCCAGCAGCCCCCCGGAGTACTCCGGAGCTAGTCGGGAGTACTCCAGACCTGCCCGGGTTTACTCGGGCTGAAGTAGAAGTGAAGTGTGAAGGTAGTCATCAAGGTCAAGTAACTACACACAACACGTCACCGCGCGCGAGCGGCGATGTGGATCGTGATGTGGAAATCTCGCCGTCGCCGACCACTGCGCTGCCCTTCGAGCCAGCGCTTGATCGGTTCCTCGAGAAAGCGCCGCCGCACCGTCGTGCCGCGCTTCGGTCGAAGGTGCGCATGTGGCGCCAAGGCGCTGACTGTCCGCCGACCCAGAAGCCAACCGACCCGGTGCTGATCACGGCGATGAACGAGTACGCGGACGATCCCGGCAACTGGTCGGCCACGCACCTCTGGACGTTCGTGCGCAACGCGATCCGTCGGTACGCGGAGACCTCGACGCCACCACCAGCGAACGGGCACGCGCCCCGCGGTGGCCGCACCGGAATGGACCGCACCAAATCGGCGATTGAAAGTGTTCTGGCGAAGGAGCAGGCCGCGCACGCGGCGGGAGAGATCGGCTGATGGACGCGAATGTGTTTGCCAACGGGATGGCGCGACTGGCCGCGGCACATGCCGGGCGCCACCTGGACGAGACGGTGATCGAGACCTACCGCTGGGGACTCGCCGGGATCTCCGACGTGGACTTCCTCCGCGCGATTGAGCGAGCGATCCGAGAGACGACGTTCTTCCCGTCAGTCGGCGAGCTCCGGACGCTGGCGGTCGGCGATGTGAAGGCTCGTGCCGCCGCGTCGCTCCGATCGGTGCGCGCCGTAATGGGGAGTTACAGCGGGCCGCGGTTCACGCCGCGCTCTGCATGGGACGGGTTCGACGCCCCGACACGGGCCGGGATCTCGGCTGCTGGCGGCTTGGCCGCGATCTGGGAATCCACCGACCAGTTCGCGCTCGAGCGTGTGTTCGGTGAGGCGTATAGCGGCGCGGTGACGCCGCAACCCGCGCTGTCGGCGAAGGTGGTCGGCCGGATCGGGACGGGCACATGAGCGTGGTCGAGACCGACCGGACCCAACCTGACCGGGGCGCGGCGGCGCACCTGACGGCACCTGACGGGGCGCCAGTGGCGTGGCGCGAGCGGCTGCACGCGGTGATCGGTGACGGCTACCACGTCTCGGTGTCGAGCGCGCGGGAACTGAGGGGCGAGCAGTACTGCTCGGTTCTCGTGTGGCTCAAAGCCATTCGCGTGGGCTTCGAGACGCGCGCCGCAGTGGACGACGCGGAGATGGGCGTATGACCCCGACCCCCCCGAACGGCGCGCCCGTGGGCGTCGTGCAGATCGAAGTCATCGACATGGCGAAGCGGGTGGTCAATCTCCCGGTGATGACGCCGCAGGGACAGACCGCGATGCCGGTGCCGTTCGCGCACTGGTTCGGGCTCACGCAGCAGCTCCTGGCCAAACTCGCGCAGGCCGAGCAGCAGACCGCGCAATCAGAGGCGAAGAAGATCCTGACCGTGGGCGCGATGCCCGCGTTGCCGCCACTCCCCGGTCCGTTCGGGGCCAAGCGATGACGCGCTGCCCGTGGTGTGGCGCGTCGCTCGCCATCCCGGTCACCGACCGACCGTGCACGCGGTGTGGCGCGCACACCGACGTGGCAGTCCCTCCCGCCGACTTCGCGGAGCTCGCGGTACTGCGGCGTATTGCCTCGGCCCTCGAGAGTTGCGCTGACGCACTGAAAGCGGTGGCAGCGAAGTGAGAGCCCACCCATTCGGCCCGGAGGCCACGCAGCAGTTTATGGTGCCACGTGGCGCACGGGCCGTGGTCTGCCGCCGCTGCGGGGAGCCGGTCTACTGGCTCGCGGTGCGGAGCCGGCGGGTCGCGATCACCTGCGAGAGCGACGCGCGGCCCACCGACCTCGTGGACGGTACTGGTGTGAACCACGCGCCGTCGTGCAAACGCAGGCGCAGCGACGTGCGGCCGAGCGCACCCGACCCATTCACCACGGACGCCGCGCGGAAGTCGATCGGCCGGGGTGCGCCATGAGCGACTACCAACTCGCGAAGCTGGACGCCGATCGTAGGGCGTGTCTCGCGCGATGGGGGCAGGAGACGATGCCGCCGCTGACGCAACGAATTATCCAGGCGGCACTCGAATCGCCGGGCATCAAACTCAACGAGATCAAGCATTTCGTCGTCTCCTATCCCAGCGGCGACACTTTCGCGAAAGTGCTCGGCGGGCTGGTACGGGACGCCAAGATCGTCCGCATCGGGTCTGGATACTACCCAGTCAAGGAGCCAAAGCCAATGCCGCCATTGTTGCCGCCAAACTGGGGCAAACAGTCACCGGGGGACTCGTTCCCAAGCGGCGCCGCCGTGGCCGCAGCCAACGAGACGCACCGCTCGGCGCCGTACGTGCATCTTCACAAGTCGGGCGCGACACTCGGTGTTAGCACGAACATCAGCGAGGACACGGTCTTCCAGAGCACCTTCGCATCCGCGCTGATCTCGGCCCATGAGGTGGGGCCAGAGCACGAGCACGAAGCCAATGTCAAGGGATGGCTCGCAGGCTTCGCAGACATCATTTGCAGCGTTCGCGGCTTTACCCGGGAGCTGCAATCCGTACGGTCGTACACGGTGCGGGAAGTCGGGATGCTCTCGATGGGCCCCGGGTCGATCGTGGCGAGTAGCGATGCGCGGGCCGTGAGGACGCCGACATGAATATCCGCCAAACCGATGACACCAATATGGTGCCGGGCTACGTGGGCAAAATCTTGGCGCTCTACGACAGTGACCCAGCGCCGCCAGGGACGATCCGACACGCTGATGTCTTGCACGATGATTGGTGCGGAGTGATGCGTGGGACCGGCGAGTGCACCTGCGACCCCGAAGTTCGATGGAGGACAAAATGATCATCATCCCCTCGTTCGATCCCGACGCGGTGTGCGTGAAGTGCGGATGCACCGACGTGGCTGTCCGTACCATCACCACGAAGACCTTCAGCCCACTCCCTGACAGCAGATACGGCGTACGAGAACCCGACCCGTGGCCGACGCGCTTCGCCTTCGAGACAGAGGTGCTCCCGCGTAGGTGCGAACGGTGCGGCCACGCGTGGGACGAGGCACCGCTCGACGCGGCGAAGGGTCAGGTTCACCACACACACGTCCACACGGTCGAGGCCGTGCCGAGAAATCCTGCGCCTACAGCCGCGCCATGACCACGCCACGCGTCGCGATTATCGTCCCGGCGTTCAACGCGGAGCCGTGGGTCGGGGAGTGCATCCAGTCGATCGGCGCGCAAACGATGCCGGACTTCGAGTGCGTGATCGTGGACGACACCTCGACCGACCACACGATTACTGCCGCCGACATCGCCTGCCGGGCCGATCGCTCCGACTTGCGATTCAGGATCATCCGGGTACGCCACGGTGGTGTTGCCCGCGCGATCAACAAAGGCGTCCTCCTCACGCTCGCCCGATGGCTCATGGTCTGCGGCGCGGACGATGTCCTCGATCGCACCTATTGCGAGGTCCTGCTCGCCGCGCTCGACGCCAATCCCGGCGCGCGCGTGGCGTATTCGACCCTCGCTGAGTTCGGCGACGGCGCGTCCGGCGCATGGCCGGTCAAGCCGTATGCGCCAGGGCTCCTCGCCACCGAGAACTGCATCCCGGGCGTCGCGATCCACGCCCGCGCGCTCTACGACGCCGTGGGCGGCTTCCCCGAGGACATGCCCCAGGGCGGCGAGGACTGGCTCTATTGGCTCCGGGCCGAGCAGCGCGGGCTCCTCGACCCGCCACCCGTGTGGGTGCGCGACCCGCTGTACCACTACCGGCGGCACGCGGCCTCGCTGTCGTCGCGGAGCATCTACCCCAACATCGAGGCGATCCGCGCCCGGATCGCGGCGCTCGCACGGGGCGAGGCGTGAACATCATCGCGCAACTCTTCCGGTGGTGGCGCAGGGAGCGGAATGCGAGCCGAGAAGACGCGTATCGGCTCGTGGACCCGGAAACCTATCGCGAGATGTCGGCCGAGTTGCTCCGACCGCCGCCGCCGGGCGCTGTGCGCACGCTCATCCCGCTGCCGCTCGGCGCACCCGGTGAGCTGCAGGTGGTCGCGCGAGACGTCTGGCCGAACGGTGGCACGATCGAGCATCTGCGCCAGGTCGGCAAACGGAGCGGCATCGTGCTCCACTCCCGGCGCATTGTCCTCCCGTGACCACCGCGCCCAGCCTGTTCGCCCCGCCGCGCGAGCCGGTCACGCTCCCACTGCACCTCACGATCCCGCACGCGCCGCGCACGAAGAAGAACTCCGGCACCATCACGAAACGCGGCCGCGCGTGGATCCTCCGGCCGTCCGAGGCGTGGCTCGCGTGGCGCGACCTCGTGCTCATGGACCTCAAAGACGTGTGGCGGGCGAAGTACGAGCTCGACATCGACCTCAGCGTCCGCGCGTGGTTCTACCGCGACCGGGCGCAAGGCGATGCCGTGGGGTTCTACCAAGGCTTGGCTGACGTGCTCGGTGAGTTGCGGCTCGTGGACGACGACGTTCGGCTGGTCGCGTGGGACGGGAGCCGGCTCCTGATCGACCGGGCGTGCCCTCGCACGGAGATCGTGCTCAGCGCATATTCCCCTACCCTACCGGAGCCAGGGTGAGATGCCACGAAACACGATGACGACATGCGACTGCTGCGGCGCCAAAATTCCCCTCACGCCGATCGAACTTCGCTTCCCCGGCGGTCGGGTGGAGTATTTCTGCTCCACTGGGTGCGCGCTCGCGTGGCTCAAGAAGGCTACCACACCGTGAATCGACGCGGCGTACTGTGATGCAGATCGTGGACCCGCAGCGCGCATATGCGGGCTTCCTCCGGGTGAGCGCCGATACCGTGCTCAGTCTCGCGCACATCACCAAGGTGAAACGCGAAGGCAGCCACGTCCACATCCGGCTCGCGGACGGCCTGGGCCACAACATGCCGATCGACGAACTGACGCCGGAGGCGCGGCGCGTGTTCGACGCGATGTTCGGCGGGGAGCTTGCACCGAAGGATGCGGAGTGAAGGTCTACGTTTGCCACTCAGGCTCGTATGAGCAACGGGGCGTATCTGCTGTGTTCAGCGATCGCCAGCGAGCGTTGGATTACACGCGGGCGAATGGCGACTTTGATTGGGAATGGAAGCAGCGCTATGGCACGCGCGCCGCGATCCCTGACCACCTGCTCGACATCGAAGAATACGAACTCGACTTACCGCAATACGACGATCGCGCGAAGGCCGGGCCGTGAATCGCTACCAGCTCGCGCTCGAACGGCTGTGGGAGCACGCACGGGCCGAAGGGTTGGCCGACCGCAACGACTACGCGAACGCACTGTTCGAGGCTGTGGGCAAGATCCGAGTGCTGGACCGCGGCGCGGAAGTCAGTGTGATCGGCGACGGTCACGCGTTGGGGAGCGGCCAGGGAAACGAGATCATCCGACAGGGGGAGCGCGGTGGCTGACGACAACGAGACGTGCGAGCACGAGCTAGGCGAGCCGGAACAATCCGGCGACTTTGTGGTCCGCAGATGCGCGAAATGCGGATGGGCAATCGCGGACGGCGGCCCTCCGACCTACGCTGGCGGTGGCACCGCCGACAACCCAACCGTGTTCAAGCATCGCGAGCTTGGCCGTGGCTGACGCGGACGATCCGACGTTTCGGAGCGGGGGCGATTGGAATGATCCGACGCCACCTGACCTGCAGGAGGACATCGCTCGCGAGGTGGAAGCTGCCTACCGCGATGGCGCCTATGAACAGGCAACCATCGTCGCAATGCGCGAATACATCGAGCAACTGCAAGCCGGCATCGAGCGTTTCGCCAGACTGTCCCTCTCGCCGCGCGAGGCCCGCGCGGTGCTCGCCGCGTTGCGTGGCTATGGCTCATCGCGTGATCCGATCCCCGAAGCGACGGCAAAACTCGAAGCCATCGCAAAGCTGAACGACTAGCCCAGCCTGTCGCAAACGCCCGTGGCGCAGTAGCTTGGGGCGTGTGTACGAGAACCAACCGCCTGATACCTGTCCGTGTCAATGCTGCAGCAATCGGCGGTATCGGCTCAGGACACCCAACGTGGCTGTGGACCGTCCCGCCTGCGGATGCTGGCGCTTTCCCGTGAGGCAGCAATGCGACTGCGAATACTGCATCGAACAAGTGGACGCTGTGACCGGCGAAGCACCTGAGCGGTCAGGCTGATATGCCCTCCTGCGCACACTCGGGCGTCATCGACTACGTCGGCGGGACCGGCTGCGTCTGCCACGACTGCGGCCAGCCCGTGACCAAGAACGCGCTCAACCAGTGGGTGGCGACTGGCGAGGCGGCGGCCGCTCAGCCTGCCGTCGTCGACGATGTGGTGTTGGAGATGAAGAACGGGGCGGAAATCGTGTTCAAGCGCGAGCCCGGTGATCCTGATCACTGGGTGGGCCTCAAGATGCACCCGCCGATCCCGCTGGCCGAGACTGGCGAGTGAGTCTCCGCACACGGCGTCGGCGCGGCTATGTGATGCGGAGTATCTCGCCGCGCGCCACGATGTTGCGGCTGCTGAAGGCGATGCCGACGGTCGGCGCGAAACTCGCCGAGTTCAGGCACGCGCTCGTTGGCCTTGGCGACGATTGGGCCGCTGTGATTCGCCAGATGGAGTCCACCACGCCCCCCAAGGGCGTCGCAGATCCCGCGATCGGAGAGTTACCGATAGCTGACGGGTGAGCCTCGCGGGGGAACTGCTCTGGGCAGTCGTCTGCGCCGTCATGCTCGTTGTGGTGATCGGGCTCGTCGCGTGGATCGCGGACCGCATCACCCGCTGGTTCGAGCGCCGACACGGTGACCGACTGCCGGCGTCCTGGAGCGAGCGCGAGGCCACCCGCGTCGCGGCACGCCGATCCGGCCAGCGCTTCGCGGAAGGCACGGAGCGGAAGCCGTGAGATACACCGCGCATCTCAGCCGCTCTGCGATGATGGCCGCGGCGACGTCCGCGGCCGGCGGGTTCTACTGCACCGCTGGCGCTTCCCTGAAGACGTGGGGTCTCGGCCTCGACTGCTGGCTCGGCCCCGCCTGCGGTCTCCGGATTCGGGTCGGTCCGATCTACCTCGAAGTGCTCGGGCATTTCTCGTGAGCACCCGCACCGGCCGCACCACGCCGATCGAAGTGCTCACTAACCCGCTGGCGATGCTGATCACGGGCTGGCGTGCGAAAGCCGATACCTGCGCCGCGCAGGTCGATACGCCGTACGCACTCGCCCGCGCCACCGCGCTCCGCGACTGCGCGCACGACCTAGAGCGGTCGCTGTCGGCCGTGCGCGCGATCATCCACATATGAGGTTCCCATGAAGCGCAATCGCACTGATTTGGGCGCCCCGCTGCCACTGTCGTCTCCGTTCCGGAGATGGCCGCGCGTTGTCTTTCGGCCCACATGGGGCGGCGGAGGCGGATGGCTCGGACGGCTCCATTGCTGGGCGCTGGGATGGTGGGGCCACTGGTTCTATGGCTGGCAGTAGGACCGGCATATGACGCCCGGCGACGAGGAAGTCGGCGACTACTGGTCCGTGTGCCTAATCCCGGACGGCTACTTCATCGTGTCGGCCGAGGAAGGCCGCAGCATCCAGAAGCTGCTGACCACGCCGCCCGCCGAGGTCTGGATCACCTTCCGGACGCTCGACGGCGGAGAGGTCACGTACCGTGTGGCCAATATCGCCGGTGTGACCGAGCAGACGGTCGCGCACCGTAAACGGGAGCGCGACCTCAACGAGGCGATCAAGGCCGAGAACAAGGTCGCGAAACCGGCGTGGTCACCCGACGACGACGACTAACCCCAACCCAGAGGACGCATGGCATCCCCACGACTATCCGGCACGGTGAAGTGGTTCAATGACGAGAAAGGTTACGGCTTCATCGTACGCGACGACGGCGAGCGAGACGTGTTCGTCCACTTCTCCGCCATCCAGATGCCCGGCCAACCCCACCGGCACCGGAAACTCGACGAGCACGACAAGGTGGAATTCGACCTCGAGGAGACCGAGAAGGGCCTCCAGGCCGCGAACGTCCTCAAGATCGAGATGCCGGCAGAATCGACCAACCTCCGGAGTGCCGCGGATCCGGCCGTATTGGATGAGCTGCTTCGGGCTGACGACGTGGCCAGACTCAGGTAGCCGATGACTGCGCCGCACGAGATCGCTGCGGTCCGGATTGGCCGGCGCGCACTCATCGGGAAGACCAGCGAGTACGCCACGGTCCGGAGCCGGCGACGCGCGTTCATCCGCGCCTATCTCGCTGACCCCACGCGGAACGCCACCGCGGCGGCGCTCGCGGCCGGCTACTCCAAGCGGAGCGCCAAGTCCACCGCGTCGGAGTTGCTCAAGGACCCGCGCATCCAGGCGGCGATCGAGGCGGCCACCGCGCCCATGCGCCACCGCTACCGGCTCACGCAGAAACGGGTGCTCGCGGAGCTGGCCACCAACGTGTTCAGCGATCTCGCGGACTACCGGGTGCGCGGCGGCCGTGTGATGCTCGCACCGGGCGCCCAGCCGCGGGCCACGCGCGCGGTGGCCGGCGTCAAGCGCAAGACCCGCTACGTGAAGAACGCCAGCGGCGGCTACGACCGGGAGCACGAGATCGAGTTCCGGCTGTGGGATAAGACCAAGGCGCTCGGGCTCGCGATGAAGCACCTCGGGCTACTCGTCGATCGCGTTGAGATCAAGGACATGACGCCGCAGTCCTGGGTGATCGGCGGACACCGGCTCGACTTCTAGGGGCAGCCGTGGGACGCCCGTGGGGATTCGTGTACCGCGGGACCGCGATCGCGATCGACCGACTGGCCGGCCCGAACGGCAGCGAGCGGTACCTGACCGTGTGCGGCGGCTGCCACCGCGAGATCACGCTACCCCACGAGATCATCGAGCACGACGACGGCACCATCACGGCGGTCAATCCCGCGCGGGACGGCGCCGATTCCATCCGCTGCGGCTACGCGGACTGCGGCTGGCACGTGCATCTCGTGCGCAGCGTCGCCACGGACGCGATGTGAGTGACACCCGGACACCGGCCCGGGTCCGCGCCGGCCGCGAGAACGTGAAGTCCGCGCAGGCCGCGCGTGCCGCGAAACAGGCTGAGGCCGATGAGCGCGCGGCGATCCCGGCGACGCTCACCACCACCACGATTCAGGACGTGCTCCTCGAAGCCGTGTTCGCCGGGCCGTACCGGTTCCTGGCGATGGGTGGTGGGATCCGCGGTTCCAAAACCTGGGCGACGCTCATCACCCTCATCACGCTCTGCCGGATCTACCCGCGCTCGCGGTGGGCGATCGTGCGCATGGATCTCCCGACCCTCAAGCGCAACACGATCCCGTCATTCAACAAGCTCCGCGAGACGTGCAGCGGGTTCGTCGGTGAGATCAATCGCACCGAATGGATCGCGCCCTGCGCCAACGGATCGGAGATCGTCTTCTTCCCGGAATCGTTGCAGGACGACCCGGAGCTCGACCGCTGGCGCGGACTCGAGGTGAACGGCTTCCTGCTCGAGGAGGCGAACGAGCTCTCGGAGCGCACCTTCCACAAAGCGATCGAGCGCTCGGGCGCGTGGATCGTACCCAAGGGCAAGGATGGCTCGCCCCCGGTACAGCCGGCGTCCCGGATCCTCTGTACCTTCAACCCGTGCGATAACTGGCCCCGGACGCTGTTCTACGAGCCGTATGAGGCTGGCACACTCAAGCCGCCGTACTACTACCTCCCGGCAACGCATCTCGATAACCCCTACGTCACGGACGACCAGCGCGAGAATTGGGAGGAGCTGCCACCGGCCGAGAAAGCGCGGTTCGTGGAGGGCGATTGGGGCCGGATCATCAACCCCAAACAGCTCATCCAGTACGATTGGATCCGCGCCGCGACGGAGGTGGACCGGGTGGGCGCGGACGGCCGCGAGGCCGTGGATGTCGCCCGGTACGGCGACGACGACACCTGTTTCGCGCGCATCAAGGGCAACTGCCTGGTCGAGCTCACCACGTATCACGACATGGGGATCACCGAGATCTCGACGCTGGCCGGGTCGCGCCTCATCCTCAACGGCATCAAGCCGGCGCAGTACCGCGTCGATTCGGTTGGGGTGGGCGCGGGGGTGGCCGACAACATGGTGGCCGCGGGCCACAAGATCGTCGAGTTCGTGGCCGGCGCGTCGGCCGTGGACCGGCGGCTCGACGAGACTCCACGAGAGAAAGGCAAACGCGCGCCCGAGTCGGTGTTATCCTTCGCTAACCTCCGTAGTCAAGCCTGGTGGGAGGCGAAGGAAAAGCTCAGATTAGGGCAGTTCAAGATCCCGGCACAGATCATCGAGAAGGTGCCGGACTTGGTGAAGCAACTCCTCGCACCCGAATACGATTATCTCCGCGATCGCGTGATCATCGTGGACAGCAAGGAGAAGATGAAGGACAAGCTCGGGAAGTCGCCGAATGAGGCCGATGCCCTCATCATGGCGATGTTCGATCTCCCGAAGTCGCTGACGCGGGTGTTCCAGCCCGGCGAATACGCGAAGTCGTATGTGAAGTGGTAGGCCGCAGGTAAGCGCATAGCGCCTCGCACGCTTGAGCACGTCGTACCTCGCTCGCGTCCCGCGCACCAGCTCGCACGACCGCGTTCACCGACCATCGCCCGACGACCACGCGCCATTACCGACGCGAGACTCGCCATGCTGCCGTGGTGGTACCCCTGCGCGATGCACCAGCAGTCCCCGGGCGTCGCACTGCCATTCGAGCAATGGCTGTTCTACCACTGGCGCATCGTCCTCGGTGGCCCGCGTAGGCAGGCCCCAGCCCCCGCTGCCTCGTGACCGGTCCCGCCCTCACGATCATCCCCGGCGGCAGTCTCGCGCAGGCCGCGAAAGCGCCCACCGCGGCGTTCCTGGCCACTACCAACCCGATCTACGACCAGCAGAACAAGCACTGGAAGCGCGAAGAGGAACGGCTCTACGGCGGCGACGCCGTGCTCAAAGAGCTCGTCCGATTCGATTACGAGCTGGAGGACGGGCCGCACTACACGTCGCGCCTGTCCTACGCCACCTACATCAATCTCCCGAAGCTCCATAGCTCGCTCATCACCGGCCACGTCTCGAAGAAGCGGCCCAAACCCGGGTCGGGCCTGTCCTTCGGTGCGCTGGGCGATGTGCGGACGCGGGGGAAGATCAACACCACGCCGAGTCGGGCCGAGCTCCTCTACTACAACGTCGATGGGATCGGACAGGACGCCTCCGAGTGGGCTGTGTGGTGGGATGGGGTGTTCGATCGCGCGGAGGCCACGGGCTTCCGCTGGGTGATGGTCGAAGTCCCACGCCGCGATACGCTCTTGACGTCCGAGATCACGATGGCCGACGAGCAGGCCGGCGCGCGCCCGTTCTTCGTGGAGTACTCGCCCCGGCAGGTCACCAACTGGTGGTATCACAACGGCGAGCTGCAGTTCGCGGTGGTCCGGCCGGTGGTCGATGAGCCGTACGTGAACGAGGTCGGCAACCTGTACATGCCGCAGCTCAACCAGAAGGGCTACTACCTCATGGTGCGGAAGGGGTGCGAGCTGCTCGGTCCCGAGTGGTCCGGCGGCGGCTGGTGGCTCTGGAATTCGGGGCTCGCCTTCCTCGACTCCGGCGACTGGTCGAAGACGGGCGGCCGGATCCCGATGTTCCCGGTGTTCAGTGAGCCGGATCCGGGGACGCCAGACCATCCGCAACTCGCGCGGTCGCAGACGATGGAGCTCGGGCAGGCCGCGGTGGGGATCATGAACCTCATGTCGTCCCGCGACTTCGATGCGTTCGACGCAGGGAGCTCGAAGACATTCCTCCTGGGCGCCAATCCCGACACGATGCAGGCCGTGAAGGAGCAGATCGGTAACAGCCAAGTGATCGCGGTGCCGTCGGTGCAGAACGAAGACGGCTCAGTCTCCGCGGTGACGATCTACGACGGCAGCCAGGGCGCGGTGTCGGCCGACGTGTTCAAGACACTGATCGCCAGCAAGTTCGACGAGGCCAACCGGCTCATGGTCGAGCGGGCGACGTCGGACAAAGCGTCGAGCGGCGCCAAGCAGGTCGCGTCGTTCGCGGAGGGCACGAGCCCGCTGCTCGTGCGGCGGGCCCGACTCCGCCAACAGGCCGAGACGACGGCCATCAACTTCTGCGAGCTGCGGTGGGGCGCGACGACGCAGCCCTCGGGTTACGCCGAATACCCGGACGACTACGAACTCGCGCCGCTGGTGGACGATATTGATGCCGAGCTCGATTCGTTGCGACGCTCGGGCGCGTCGTCGCCGACGCTCACGGTCGGGCTGGTTATGCAATCGCTGGACGAGCGCGGACTGATCCCCGAGGGGACCGACCGCAAGGTGATCGAGAAGGAGCTGACGGAGTCGCTCACGAAAGCCGCCGCGAACGCGGACGCGCGGACACAGCTCCTCGCGCAGGGCGTGAACCCACTCACCACGCCGCCCAAACCCGGCAGCGCACCGCCCGCCGCAACGCTGCCACCGCTGCCGGCGAACACGCCGCCCGGCGGTGCGCCCGACCCGAAAGCGGCAAAGGCGGCGTAGCCCATGCCCGGCCCCTACCTCGATCCGACCGACCCGGACCTCATCACGCTCTGGCTGGGCCGCGACTTCCAACTGTCGTACTCGATCGGTACGGATCTCACGGGTGCGACGCTCTACTCGAACCTCTGCGAGTACCTTGGCGGTCCCGCGATCGCGTCGTTCGTGGTCACGATTCTGACCACCGGCAATCCGAGCACGTATACCCGCTCGCTCTCCACCACGGCGATGGCGACAGCCAAGATGTACGCGCGACAGTACGTGACCGACCAGGGCGTGTCGTTCTCCGGTGGCCCGGTGCAAGCGCTGACGGAGCCGGGCTGGGCGACGGTCAAGGGCGTCGCGACGCTGGTGCCGTGAGCAGCTGATGGGCGACGTGGATGTCGATCTCATCGTGGTGCCACCGCCGGTCGTTGCGCTCGACCCGACCATCGGCATACCTGGCACTCCCGGCTCGCCCGGCACTGATGGCACAGACGGTACCAATGGGACGAATGGAGCGCCCGGCTCGCAATGGTACCAGGGCTCGGGGGCGCCGAGCACGCTGCACAGCAACGGAGATCTCTACCTCAACACCACGACCGAGGATCTATACCAACAGGCAGCCGGTGCGTGGGGCTCGCCGATCACGAACATCAAAGGTGCCACGGGCGGCACTGGCGCCACGGGGAGCGCGGGCGCAACAGGCCCCACGGGTGCCACCGGCGCGACAGGCAGCGCCGGAACGAATGGCGCCAATGGAACGAACGGCGCGACGTGGCGGGAGGGGAGCGGCGCCCCGAGCAATGCGCTGGGCGTAAACGGCGACTTCTATCTCGATGTCGTCGCGTTCAACGTCTATCAGCGCGCCTCGGGCACCTACTCGATCATCTGCAACATCGAAGGCGCGACGGGCGCGACCGGATCGGCAGGCAGTACAGGCGCCACTGGAAGCGCGGGAGCAACAGGAGCCACCGGCCCTACGGGGGCGACTGGCGCAACAGGCGCCACTGGCCCGTCGCTCGATACCGTCACATCGATCTCGGACACGGATACCACGGTTGCGGCCAGTCCCGCCGTCGATCTCGACGTTGCGTATGCGACGCTGACAACGAAGCGGACGATCACGTTGCCCACCACGGTCAGCATCGGGCGGAAGATCCGGGCGATCGACCAGTCAGGGAATTGCAGCGCGTCGCTCTGCCTCGATATGCTGCCCGGTGGCACGGACACGTTGAACGGGGTGAATGAGCGGTGGACCGTGTTGCAGACCGCGTACGGCGCGGCGACCGCGTACCGCACCGCGGCCGGCGTCTGGGTGGTACCGGGCGCGGTCGCGGACCCGGTTAGCGGCGTCCCTGCGGACATTGCCACGTTCATCACGGCGCTTGGCGTCACGCCGCTGGCCTTCTGGGATGCGCGGTATGCGCTCACCAGCGCGAATTGGACGGATGCGCTCAATGGGTACGTCGCTGCGTATACCGGGGGATCTCCAACGATCTCCGGGTCAGGCGCGACCGCGCAGGCCGCGTTCACCGCTTCACAAATGGCGGGTATGGCGTCTGCGCTCGTCGCGGCCCCGGCGACCGGCATCAGCATCCTCTACGTGGGTTCGCTGGCGGCCAACAGCTTCGGCCCCTACGCCACCTGGGCCGCACCCAGCACTGGGTATTGGGGGGCCGGGGCGAACACGAGCCTTCTGTGCGCGGCCACGTATGGGTCCATCTCGCAGGCCGCACTGTCGGCGGTCGCGGCCAGTACGACGGTGCGCGCGTGGGCCGTGTCGCTCTCGTGGGCTGGGGTGGGCGAGATCACTGTGGACGCCGGGGTCCAGGCCAGTAATAGCCCCTTGCTCATAGAGACACCAACCGGCGACGGCAAGCTCGTTGTGGCGGCCGGTCAAGCGGCTCAGAACATACAGGCCGTGATCTATCTGCCCGGACTCTACACGTCGGGGATGATGTCCACGTTCCTCTCGTGGGCCGGGACGTACCACACGTATGTCTGAGCCGCCATCCTAACATGGCCCCGTCGCCCGTCTACCTCACGCCGATCGCACCGCCCGTGGTCGTGCTCACTCCAGGCGGCGCGGGGCCGGTGGATCTCGATGTCATCCCGCCGACCAGTGTGGCGCTCGATCCCACGCTCGGCACGCTGGGCAATCAAGGCATCCAAGGTGTGCCAGGCCCACCCGGCAGCGGCGGTGATCTCAATAGCGTCTTCACGCAGTCGATCGCGAGCGCGACGTGGATCATCCCCGTACCCGCGCCGTTTATCAGCGTCGGCAAAGTGCCGTCGGTCACGGTCGTCGATTCGGCCGGCACGGTGGTCCTTGGCTCCGTCGCGCACAACGCGTCGCTCAACCAACTCACGATTTCCTTTTCGGCGCCGTTTTCGGGTTCTGCATTTTTGAACTGATGCCCTCTCTCACACACTAGGACACTCCGATGGCGATCCCAGTTCTCAATAACCTCGATCTCACACTGAACCAGCTCTTGAACGCGCTGGCGCAAGTGTTGGGCACCGATCCGGGCTCGCCGACGCAGGCGCAGTTCTGGTTCAACTCCACGTCGAACCGCAATAAGCACTACGACGGCACGACGGTACAAACCGACGCGCAGCTCAGTGATTCGCTCGACAAGTTCGCCGCACCCGTCGCGAACGTCCCGTGGGGATCGCAGCGCATCACGACGCTCGCTGACCCGGTGAACGCGCAGGACGCAGCCACAAAGAATTACGTGGACTCCGCGATCATGGGGATCGACCCCCACGGCTCCGTCAAGTACATGACCGCCGCCGCGCTCCCGGCCTACACCTACGCCAATGGCACTGCAGGCGTCGGCGCGACGATCACCGCCAACGTGCACGCGGTGTGGACGATTGACGGCCAGTCGCTAACCGTGGGCGACCGGGTGCTGGTCACCCAGGGCGCGGCCGGCAGCGATAACGGCATTTACACCGTCACCACCGTTGGCACTGGCAGCGTCTTCACCGTCTTGACCCGCGCGACGGATTTCAACACCGCGACGCTCGACGTCCCCGGCTCGATTGTGCAGGGCGCGTTCGTGTTCGTGGAAACCGGAACTACGGAAGGCGCCACGGGCTGGATCGAGACGGGCGCTGGCCCGTTCACCGTGGGCACGACCGCCATCACCTGGACGCAACTCGGCGCGGCCACGTCCTACTCAGCGGGCAGCGGCATCACGTTCGCCGGGACGGTCATCTCGGCGCACGTCGATGGCGTCACGATCACGACCAACGGCAGTGGCCAGTTGATCGTGGATTCGTCCGCGACGGCCAGCCAGACGCTGCTATCGGCCGGCACAACAGGCACGGCGCCCACGTGGGGCGCGCTCCCACTCGGGACCGCCGCCGCCGTATCCGGTCTGCTACCGCCAGTGCGCGGTGGTACCGGCATCGACACGAGTGCGGCGGCCAACGGGAAGCTGCTGATCGGGAACGGCAGCGGGCTCTCGCTCGCACTCGTCACCGCTGGCCCGCAAATCGGCCTCCCGGTCGGCGCTGGCACGCTCGAAATCGACAACCTGACGCCGTTCAAGCCCAACGCCACGGTCGTCGCGACCACCAATGTCACGATCTCCAATCCCGCCACAGCGGTCTTCGACGGTGTGACGGTCACGAGCGGCCAGCGGATGCTGCTGACCGGGCAGACCACGACATCGCAGAACGGCTTGTGGGTGTTCAACGGATCGTCAAGCGCGCTGACGCGGCCGACGGATTACGCGGCGGCCAGCACGACGATGGCGTTTGCCGATGTCATGGTGGAAATCGACTCGGGCACCGTGGGCGCCGGCACCGCATGGCGTCTCACCACTACGGGCGCGATCACCGTGGACACTACGGCCACGGCGTGGACGCAATGGGTGGTCAACGTCGGCGCGAATGGCGTCGTGGGCGTATTGCCGATCGCGAATGGTGGCACGGCCAGCACGTCGGCCTCGACCGCACGCGCGGCGCTCGGCGCGACGACCAAGTACGCGGTCAACGTGCCGAGCGGTTCCACGTCCGCCGTCATCACGCACAATCTCGGCACGACCGACGTCCACGTGCAGGTGTGGGAACTCACCGGGAGTCTCCGTCAGGTCAACGTCGAAGTGGATAACACGAGCCCGAACTCGGTGACGCTCGTGTTCGCGGTCGCGCCGACGTCAGGCCAGTACCGCTGCGTGGTGATCGGCTAACTCATGGCAATCGCGGCAGACTCCCCGAGCGAACAACTGACGCTCGGGGTCAGCATTGCGCAGGGCTCAACGCTCACCGCGGCGCAATGTAAAGGCACGTTCATCCAGGTCACCGGCAACACCGGGGGCGGCGTGCTGGCGCTCCCGGCGCTCGCGGCCAGTCTCGGGTGCGTGATCCAATACACCGGCACCGGCACGCTCCAGATGCAGACGAACGGCGGCGCGGGCAATGTCGGGGGCGTCCTCGCCACGGGCGGTTGCCTCTGGCTCGAATGCGATGGCACGGTGTGGAACGTCATCGCGTTCGCGGCCGCCGCCCCCACCACACAAGCGGCAGGCGACAACTCGACCGCTCCGGCGACCGACGCCTTCGTGATGAACGCGAACCCCATTGTGGCAACCGTGGTCGCGACCGCTGCCTTGAGCCCGGCGAACACCTATAGCGCCGGCGTCCTCACGGCCAGCGCCACCGGAACGCTCACTGTCGATGGACATCTCACGGCGGTGGGCGACTACGTGCTGGTGACGGCGGAATCCGCCGGGGCGAACGACGGCCTGTACATCGTCACGACGGCCGGCGCATCCGGTGTGTCCTATGTCCTAAAGCGCGCCAACAATGCGACGACGGCCGCGCAACTCAACCTCGGACTCAGCGTTGCAGTCGGTAGTGTGGGGACAACCTACGGTGGCACCGTCTGGACGATGCCACCGGGAGCATACACAGTCGGCACGACCACACTGACGTTCACACGGGCGAACTACGCGCACGTCATTACCACCCTCAGCGGGACCGGCGCGAAGACCATCACCGCGCTCCTCGCCTCCGCCTCCGCTAGGCTCTACCGCGTCATGGCGAGTGCGGTCGGTAAAGGGACCGTCGCCGTCACGGTCACGATTTCGTGGACCGATGAATTCGGGAACGCTGAAGCGTGGGCCTTTACGGCCAGCTTCACCTCGACCGGCCAGAGTCAATCGGAAGTTATCCTGATCCTGCCCACCGCCGCGACGGCGATCAACGCGACCGTCGCGGTCACTTCGGGCACGGCCGCCGACGTCGGCTGGCACTTCGCGCTTGAAGCCCTACCGTGACCGCGCGCCGCACGGACCGGCCTCTTCCGGTCGCACGTCCCTTTCCTCACGCCTCACTCGGAGTCACTCCATGCTCGACTACCTGCTCGTCTACGCCGCGGGCTGCATCACCGGCGGCATCGTGATTGCGCTCGTGTACCACAACAACCTCATCAAGGCCAACGCGCTCGTCGGGAAGGCCAATGTCGCGGCCACGCAAGTCGTGTCGGACGCCACCAAGGTGATCGCGGACACCAAAGCCGCCGCGGCCACCGTCACCAAAGTGGTGTGAGCCAGCGGGACGAAGACGAGATCGCGAACCACTGCACCGATCTCGCGCTGGCATTGCTGTTGGCCGAGGGCAACACCATCGCCTCGGCCATCGCCACGCTCGGTAGCCGTCCCGTCAGCGATGCGGACGTCCGACGCGCGCTCTCGCTCTACGTCGGGGAGTTGGAGTCCGGCACCTTCGCCGACCGCTGGGGCGACAAGCTCGGCGACCCGCTGTCGGACGCGATGGACTTGGGCGGGACAGCGGTCGCCAAGCAGCTCGGCGGCGACTTCGATGTGGACGCCAAGGCCGCACAGAAGCTGCTCGACGCAAGGGCCGCGAAGATCGGCCAGCTCGTGGGGAAGACGTCGGCCGACCGGATCCTCGACAGCTACCGCGCGGCGCGAGACAACGGCGAGGACGCGTCCGCGCTGGCTAGCCGCGTGCGGGACGACGCCTACGACACCGACAGCGTGAAGGCGCGGGCCGACCTCATCGGCTCACTGGAGACCAACATCGCGGTCGCGGTCGGCGGCTTCCTCGTGGCGAAGCAGTACGGGGCGACGAAGATTTGGCATCACGACGGGTCACCGAAAGAGCCACGCGATTGGCACGCCGCCGCTGATGGCGAGACAGTCGCCGTGGACGAGCCGTTCTCGATGGGGATTATGTACCCGCGCGACCCCAACGGACCGATGGAGGAGATCGCGAACTGCACGTGCTCGGTGGAGTATTCGGACGGCTCTGGCGATGGGGACGACGACGAAGGAGATTAACTCTCATCTGGAGGCTGTATGGACATCTTTGTTCTGGCGTTCGTGGTGTGCTGCCTGTGGCTGCTGTTCAAGACTGAGCCCGCGCGCACGATCATCCTGGTCGCCGGCATCGTGCTCGCGCTGATCGGTACGGCCTGGGTGCATTTCGGCCACGCAGTCACGATCCATTGACGGCGCAATTATTCATCGAGGATAGCAACCCACAACCGGAGGAGCGATGACGACGCGCGCGCAGAAGATGGCCACCGCACGGAAGACGGCGGGGTCGCACGCTGGACCTGGAGGCACTTTTCCACTAACCGACGCCAGGAGCGTCAAAGCGGCGGCGCACTTGGTGGGCCACGCCGCCAACTCCTCAGCGGTGAAGGCGAAGATCGAAACCATCGCGAAGCGCAAGGGGCTGGCGGCCGCGCTCCCCGCGTCGTGGAAGAAAGGCTCGCGGTAGCATGGCTGAGCGAGCCAACCCCGCCGACGTCTTCACCTGGCGCATGGTGGACGCCATCGCCTACTGCGCGGACCTCGCCACGGCTGCGAAGGGCGATCCGGCCGTGATCGCCCGTGCGGTGGGCGCCGCGTCGCAGATGAAGCTCCTCATCCTGCCGCGCACGGTCGAGCGGCTGGAGATCGATGCCGCGTGGGGCGGGAAGGCGCCGGGGTGACGGTGACCTAACCCTAGCGCCGTAACCCCGCGCCATGTATCCTTTTCCGTGTAGCCTCGTGTAACGCGAGAGAGCCGCTGACCACCGCGGCCCGGCTGCCCGCACCACCAGCGCGACGTACTGCGTACGTGTTGAGCCCGACGCACCGCGCACCACGACCACAACGCACTACCCTCGGTCCGCGCGCCCGTTAGTCGCGCCTTTTCGGTTCCGTGGCGGCCGTTATCAGCCACGTTCGGCACGCCGCCGTCACGGGCGAACGCTCCTGTCCCGGAGTCCGTGTATGGCCGCCGATGTCAAAACCCTGCTCGCACCCGTCCTCGCCGAAATGAAGGCGCGGATCGACGCCGCACCCGACGACGAGGCGAAGAAGACCGCCCGCGCCGAGTTCCTGGACGACGTCAAAGACGCAGCCCCCGACGTGTTCAATGCGATCCACACCACGGCGTTCAACGCCGGCAAGGGCGAGGCGAAGAAAGCGAAAGACAAGGCCGACGAGAAACTCAAGAAGGCCGAGGCTGAGCGCGACGAGGCCCGCGAGCAGCTCGAGGCCGCGAAAGCGGACAAGCCGGACGTCGCCGCGATCGAAGCCAAGCACAGCGCCAAGGCCGAGAAGTTGAAGCACGAACTCGACGCCGAGCGCGCCGACCGCGCGAAGGAACACCGCGACCGCGCAATGAAGGACGCCCGCGCGGATGTCGAAGCCGCACTGATCGCCCAGGGCTACCGACCCCGCGCCGCGAAATCCGAAGTGCTGCGACTCGTGGACGAGGGCAAGATCCGCCTCGCGGACGACGGCAGCGTCGTCGAGTACATGCAGCTCGCCGACAGCGATGCGGCCTACCCACCGCCGCGCACCGGCGCCAAGCCCCACGACGGGCTCGTCAAAGATCTCCGTGCCAAAGCCGACCCACTCGACTTGACCAGCAATGTCGATCACGGCGCGGGCGCGCGACCCGGCCAGGGCATCGTCCGGCCCGGCGTCGGGACCGCGGGACAGCCGGGAGTGGGCGCACGTGTCACGCTCAAAGACGAGAACGGCGAGGAGCGCATCCTCGATCTCTCGCCCGAACTGCTGGCCGCCAAACGCGGGCAGTTGCACGGCGCAAGTGTCTGACCTGACCATCGCACCTCCGACCGTCACCGCACGTCTCACATCTAGCGGGAGCACTCGATGGCCAGCGTAGCAATCGACGCCACACTCGGCGCCAGCTTCGACACCATTTCGCTCAACACCGCCCCACAGTTCGTGGGCACCGTAGGCGCCGCCGCGCTCGTTGCCGGCATGCTCGTGTACCTGGGCTCCGACGGATTGGTCCACCCCTGTGATGCCACCTCGGCCAACGCCCCGCTCGCCGGGATCGTCGCCGTCCGGAGCGGCATCGGGAACCCCTGCACCGTCTTCGGGATCGGCGCCAAGTGCCACTACGCCGCGTCCGGGACGTTCACGTACGGCGCCAAGTACTTCCTCGACGTCACCTCCAACGCCGGCGGCCTCTCGACGGTCGCGACTACAGGTGACGCGGTTGGCGTCGTCCGCGCGATCAGCGACACCGACATCCAAGTCATCCGGATGGCATAGCCACACGGTGAGGGGCGGCGCGCGTCGCCGCCCCTCGCTTCGCACCACGCACAGTCCGTAGCACGGCGCACCTCGCACGGGACCACGACCACAGCGCGACGCTCGTTTCCCGAACGCCACTGTCACCCCCGCCGAGGCGCTAGCCGATGCCGCTCAATACGGGCGAATCCACACTTCAAGACCTGATCGCGGCAAAGAATCTCTCTTTCGCCAAGTTCGGGATCGACAACATCGAACGCATCCTGGCCTACGACCAGGCCGCGTGGAACCTGATGGTCTCGGAGCTCATGACCGAGCTCTGTGAGATCTCGACCGATCAGCAGCGGATCTACGGCGCCTCGACTGATGGCGTCCTCACCGAAGTGGACGAACTCGGGCGCGCCACTACGCAGAAGCCGGCGCAAGGCTCGCAGGTCGCCTTCCCGCTCCGGCACTTCCAGGGCAATCTCGGGTGGACACGGGAGTGGTGGAAGAACCACACCCCGGCCGACTTGGCGCTCGTCGTCATGGCGGTACAGAAAGCTCACCTCCGGAAGATCTATGGCGCGGTCGGCCAGGCGATCTTCGCGGCCTCGGACTACACGTTCGCCGACTACACCAAGCTCAATATTTCCTTCAGCATCAAGCGGTTCGTCAACGCGGACGGCTCCGCGATCCCCGATGGCCCGCACGGTGAGGTGTTCAACCCGAACACCCACACGCATTACACGGCGCTCAACGGCCTGACGGCCGCGGCGGTGAACGCCCTCGGCGCCAATGTGCTGGAGCACAAGCTCTCGGCCAACGTCAAGATTGCGTTCAACGCGAACGACATCCAGACGGTGCAAGGGCTGACCGGATTCCTCGGACTCGTGGATCCCCGCATCACGCTGGAGTACGGTACCTCGCAGGTCCCGACCCAGCGGCTGGACATCACGCAGTTGAATGATCGCTTGGTCGGCATCATGTCGCCCTATGCGATCTGGGTGAAGCCGTGGGTACCGCAAGGCTACGCCTTCGCGTACGACGCACAGTCGGCCGAGAAGCCGATGGTCATGCGGATCGACCCGGGCACCGGCGGCCCGGACCTCCAGACGGTGCAGAAGATCGACGCCAACCCGCTCCACATGGAGTACATGGAATCGTACTTCGGGCTGGGCGCCTACTGCCGCACCGCGGGCGCTGCGCTGTTCTTCGCCACCGGCGGCGGCACGACCTGGGTCGACGCGACCATCACCGGCTACTAAGCGAATCACACATTCTGCGACGGCGCGCTCGTACGGCGCCGTCGCGTCCCCTTCCCGAGGCACCGCGATATGGCAACCCAGCCCACCCCCGGATCGACCGCTGCGATCGCGCCGACCGCGTCGAACACCGTGATCACGACGGCGCCGCCCGTTGCGGTTCGGAGACGGCCCGTCAGCGGGCGGCAATTCGAGCACGCTAAGTCCCCGAAGCCCGACGCCGATTCGACCAACGCACTGGTCTCGAGGACAATGTCCGACGGCAAGGGCAATCGGTTTCAGGAAGACGCGCCCGTACCAGAGACGCACTTCGGTGGCTTGTACCGGAACGCCGCGGGCCAGCTCGTCAACGCGAACGGGATCTCCCTCGAGGACGACGGCTCGCAGGATGAGCCGATCACGCTCAAGACCATCGTCGCCGAGATCGGGTCGGACAACCCGCTCGCCCAGCGGCTGATCGCGAAAGAGTCCGCAAAGAATCGGAAGGCTGGCGTCAGCGTGTCCGTCGATGATGCGCCAGAGCTCGAGGGCGACGCGGCCGATCGCGCGCGCTTCGAGAGGACCAAGGCGAAGAGATAGCGCGACCGCATGGGCGCGCCGGCACGGGCGCCAACCGTCGGGGGCGGGGTCTGGCTGCCGTCTCGTTCCTGGCGGGGTTCGTACGACACGACCGAAGACGATGACCCGCACGGCGCACGCTGACCCTCATACCCACTCGCGCTGATGCCGCTGCCGGACATCGATCTCTGCAAATCGTACCTCCGGGTCGAGACCGACGTCGATGATCTCCTGATCGGTGAGGAGATCCGCGAGGCGATTGCGTTCATCGAGACCTATATCGGCCGCGCGATCTTGGATCCGAATAGCACCCGGGTGTTCGGTCCCGTGCGCACCGCGTACCCGACGGTGGGGAGTTTCCGTGTCGGCGATACCGCGCCCAACCAGAACGTGTACGCCGAGGGCCTGGATGAGTTAGGTCGCGAGACCAATGTGCCGCCCGCGACCGCGATCACGGGGCCGCTCGCACTGAGCACACTGCCCGATTACGCCACGCGCTGGGAGCCGCTCCTGTCGCGGGCGATCCTCGATATGGTGGCGGAACTCCACTCGCACCGCGACCCGATGGTCACCAACGAGTCCGCAGGCGGCGGCGTGTCCGTCACACGCGGCCGCTTGGTGCACGGGCTCCCGCCCCGCGTGCGGGCGATGCTCAAGCCCGTGATGGCGTTGTCGTCGATCCATCCATGAGCGACATCAATTGGTGGGGCCGACCGGGTCGGATCTTCCGCGCCGAGTTGCTCGCGCGGGATCCTGACTCGCCGCAGCCCTTCATCGGCCATGAGACGCCGGGCGCGCTCCGGATCCTCCAGGGCACGTCCTACGACCCGGGCTCCGCGGCGTACCGATTCCACTCGGCGATCAACGAGACCACACCGCACGCGTCGATCTTCGCGCGGCTGGGCGATACGAACCCCTACACGCACTTCCGCCAGATGGATTGCGGGTCGCCCGAGTACGAAGCCGCAGGTGCCGAAGCCGATGTCATCCACTGCCACATGGACTACCTGGCCCGCGATCTTCTGTGGGGGCCGACGCGCGATGACGTCGTGCTGGTCCGCCATTACCACGGCTCAGCGGCCACGGTGGCACCGGACGGGTCGATCACCGTGAACGCGCCCGACGCGCTCGCCCGGCTCATGCAACTCGAGCAGGACCGCGCGCTCGGCGCCGTCATCTGCGGCGCGCGGCTCGACCACCTCCTGCTCGCCCCGGACGTGCACTGGCTCCCGATGACACAGCCCGTGCATCGCTACGCGGCGCTCCGCGCGCAGCATGGCCCGCGGCATCCCTTCGGCACGCGCCGGCCGATGCGCGTCGGGCACTCGCCGACCGAGCCCAAGCTCAAAGGCAGCGCGGTACTGGAGCATGTGATCGGCGAGCTCCGCGCGGCCGGCGTGCCGATTGAGTTCGTGCGCATCGAGAAACTGCCGCACGGCGAGGCGCTGGCGGTGAAAGCGACGTGCGACGTCGTGTTCGATTCCTTCTTCCTCGGGCTCCAGGGCTCGGGGTTGGAAGCGGGCGCGATGGGGATCCCGGTGATTGCGGGGGATACACGGGTCGCGCGGTTGCACGTGGAGCGATTCGGCGAGTGCCCCTACGTGTTCGCGGACGACGCCGAGGAGCTCGAGAACGCGCTGGTGGGGCTCATGGACGCCGAGGCGTATGCGTTGGCCGCGGCGCGGATCCGTCGCTTCGTCTGGCGCCATCACAGCTACGAGGCCGTGGCGCGGAAGTACCTGACGATCCTGGCCGGTGCGGCGCCCGCATTGGCGCGCCGGATCGCGCTTGCGGGCGAGACCACGGCCGACCCGGCGCACTTCGATGAGGGGATCAACGAGCGGCCCCGCGAGTGGCCCGGCGTGGACCGTGCTCCTAAGCCGGCGGCGGATCCGCCGAAAAGTGCGTGGCCGCCGAGCATGACCGTGCCGGTGTTCGACAAGGACAAGCCGAAGCCCAAGCCGCCAGCGGACGACGCGTGGGGCGACGCCCGATGAGCGTCTCCAACGCCGCGCCGCATCTGACGCTCGCGGAGCACATCGCGACGGGTGTGTTTGCCGCGCTGTACCTGGCCGCTTATATCGCGAATTGCATCGCGCACTTCGTCCGCCGCGGATCACCGAAGGCGGAGCCATGAGCTACTCGCTCCGCAACATGCGCATCCGGGTCTACGCGTATACCGATGCCACCGCCAACGGGCTGGTGAGCAATACGTACGCGTTCCTTGGCGAGTATTGGGGCCGACTGGAGCCGCCCACCGGCGCGGAACTCAACGTCGCCGAGCAAGCGAACTACCAGATCGACGCGTCGGTGTTGCTCGACGGCGATCTCACGATCCCGCCGCAGGGGCTCATCCGCGACTGTCGGACCGGCACGCTCTACAAGATCGAAGCGGTGTTGCCGCGCCGGCAGACGCGCGAACAGCAGGTGCACGGGAGTGCGACCACGGACGCGCAGCCGGCGTACGCCATCACCGGCGACCCGCCGAGCGACTGAGCCGATGCCCTCGACCGCAACCCTCACCGCGACCGAATTCAACGGAGCTGGCGCCGTCATTCCGGCGCCCACGCTCGCGTGGGCATCGGCGAACGCCGGCGTGTTCACGGTGCCATCGGGCGGCTCGGGCGGCCAGACGGCCGTGGTCACCGCGACCGGCGTGGGGAGTTCCACCGGGACCGCGACCGATCCGACCACGGCGGTGGTCGGTGGTTTCGTGGTGAACGTCAGCACGAGTCTCGGCTACGTCGTCTTGCCGGCCGGCGTCGGACTCACGGGGACGATTCCCGCGCTCGCCGGGGGTGGGAGCGGACTCCCGGTCCTGGGGTTCCGTATGCGGTTTCTCGTCGATTGCTTGCTCGGCACGCCGACCGCGGGCGGCCTCTTCTCGATCTACGACTCAGGCATCAATCTAAGTCTCGAAGTGACCTGCATCCTGGTCGGTAGCACGATCCGATTCAACTTCACGGCCAACGATGGGGAAGCGAACGCGATCGCCGGCACCGTCGCGCAATCCGCACTGCCCGCGGCCGGAACCGGCGTCGTGCTGTATTCCGTCTATGAAGCGAGCGGCCAGTTGTTCGGCCTCGCGCTGCTCACGGACGCGGGCGGTGTGCTCTTCTCCTACGGCGTCAGTGCGGGTCCGGTCGGTGCGGGCAACACCCCAACCGGCAACACGACGCTGCTGATCGGTGGCTCGCATACCGGTCCCACCGGCGGCATGACGATCGACGGCGCGGAAATCCTGACGGCCGCTATGGGCGCGCCGCAGACCCCGCCCGCCATCAATGGGAGCGATCCCGGCGACATCGGCCAGTGGGGCTTCGCCGGCGTGCTGACGCCTACAGTCGTCGGCGCTGCGCTGTCGGCCGTCGCGGGCGGCGGTCCGGGCTCGGTGACGTATCTGAGCGGGGGGCTCTGGTCCTGATGCCTGTCCGCTTCACGATGCACCTGCCTCGGGCGCGGACCGCGATTCGCGCGGGTGTGGACGCGTTCCTCCGCGCTGCGGCCGACGCGTACCGCTCGGCGCTGCTCACGAAGTACGGCGAGCACCGGGGCGGCTACACCTCGGGCGAGTACGCCACGGGCGCCACGGTGCAGTCGATTCAGGCGAGCGAGCCGTACGCCGCGGATTCCGGTGGCCGTGCGATCGCGGTGTTCACGGACGACGTGGTCGCGGTCTACTGGACGCTCGGCTTCCAGCACGCGGGCGCGAACGGCCAGTACCACCGCGTCGATCACTGGTCGCCCGCGATGCTCGACTCGGCCGACGATCAATTCACCCGGGGCGCCAAGGCCGCGCGCGAGGCGTTCGATGCGAGCGGCCAATGAGCGGCGGCGTCTCGACGATCGACGTCTACACCACCGTGCGGACGCGGATGCTCACGTGCGCGGATGCGGGCGGCAATACGCTGGCGACCACGTTCGCCGGCTTCCCGGCCTCGGATCTCTATATCGAGAAGGTGCCGACGGCGGCGGTGTTCCCGTACGGCGTGCTGTCGCTGCAGCTCGTCACCGATCCGCGGCAGTCGAGCTTCCGTGCCGACGGCGAGATGGAACTCATGATGTACACGCGGCCGATCGCTGGGCTGGCCGCACTGAACGCGGCGGCGGATTTGGCCGCGGGTGCTATGACCGGCTACTCGGATCGGACGGCCGGCGGCGTGATCCACTGCAGCAAGCACCGGCGTACCTCGGTGCCGACCTACGGCAACCCGGCCGACCGCGAGATGTGCGCGGTGCGGCTCGTCTTCACGCTCTCGATCTACTTCGCGTTCCTGGCCACGCACCCCACGCCATGACGTGAGTGCCTTCGCTCCTCGCACGGTGACCACCCGGACTCTGCACGGCGACCACCGACCACCGACCACCCTCACTCGCGCACTACTGCTGACCACCACCGCTTGACGCAGAGAATAGGACATGGCTACCCAGCCTCCGTTCAATGCCTACACGGCGAACATGCCCAATACGATCGGGCTGGATACTGCCGTGTTCTACATCGGGGCGACGCCGCTCGGCGTCACCGATGGGGGCCAGAAGTTCGACCCGAAGAAGACGTTCCTCAACATCGCGTTTGACGGCAAACGCGCCCCGATCGCCGGCCTCGATCGCGTCACCAAATTCGAGTCGGAGATCACCGCCAAGTTCCTGCAGTGCGACATCTCCGCCTTCCTGCAGTACGAGGCGGGCTCGGTGTCGTCCTCTGGGTCCTCCGGCAACGTGATCATGATCCAGACCATGCAGTCGGCGTCGCAGCTCATCCCGGTGGGCTCGCTCCTCGCGAACCTGCGGTGCGCCTGGAAGCTCGGCAACACGAGCGGTTCGGGCTTCGTGTACAAGCAGGTCCGGTTCTACCGCGCCCTGGTCACCAAGTACACGGCCGCGTGGAAGGACAACGGCTCGATGGAGATCGACGCGACGTTCGCGGCACGCCTGGACCTCACGGTCGCGGGCCTCACCACGGACAGCGCGCCGTACCTCATCGAAGACCTCTCCTCGTTCCCGTAAGAACTCCCGTAAGCCGGAGACATCATGGCAGCCAAACGATCATCGCCCAAGACATCCGCCGCGAAAGCGGCGGGTGCCTCTGGGCCCGCATATCGTCCCGACGCTGGCGACGACGACGCGTCGCTGTTCGATCTCAATTCGCTGATCGATGTGGTCTACATCCGCATCGGGACGCACAAGGTCGGCGTCCGGCCGCTCAACGGGGCCGCGTACCGATGGTTCCTCGCGCTCCGAACCGCCGGGAAGACGGAATCCTCCTCAGAGATGTTCCATGTCGCCGAGGAGCTGCTCGACGGCGCGACGGTCGCGGAGAAGGCGGCACTCACCGCGCCGCAAGTGGGCGCCGTCCTCCGCATCGCTGCGCAAGGCATCCGTGCCGTGGAAGCGCTGGCGACGGAGATCGCCGAAAAAAACGCGTTAGGGCTGGACGTGCCGCAGGCGACCGCCTCGATACGTCCGGCCTTGACCCCGTAGACCCGATCGGCTTCGTGATCGCGGAGGTGGCGCGCGCGCATGGCCGGCCGCTGCCCACGGTGTGGCGCGAGCCGTACGCGCTCACCCGGTACGCGTACCTCCAGCTCCGCCAGTCGGCCGCGATCGAGGAGTGGAAGCGCATGTACGATCGCTTGGACGCCGCCGACTTGGCGACGCTCGCGCACCACGCCCCCTCCGCGCTCAAAGACGTGCGCGACCGCGTGCAAGCCTCGGCCGCGGCTCGCCCGCTGGGACTGGACGACACGCGGCGGATGCAACTCGGCGCCCAGATGGCGGCCGAGATGACCGCCATCGAAGAGGCGCTCGCCGCGCAGGGCCGCCCGGCGTGGGTCCCATCACCGAACCAGAACTGAGATGGCGATCACCCTCGGCGAACTCGCGGTCGAGATCATTGCGGCCGGCGAAGCCACGGCGGCCGCGGCGATCGCGTCACTCACCGGGCCGGGCGACGCGGCAGCGGCCAGCATCACGGGGCTCGACGCCGCCACCGTGGGCCTGGACGCGGTGCTCGCCGCGCTCTCCGCGCAGGTGGCGCGCACCGAGGCGGAGCTAGCCGGTACCGGCGCGGTGGCCACCGTCTCGGGCGAGGGACTGAAAGCGCTCGACGCCGCGGTGGCGGGGACGCAGGGCGCGTTGGGCGCGCTCGAGGGGGCCGTGGCGGCCACCCGCGTCTCGCTCGCGGAGATCGCCGCGTCTGGCGGGGCGGCCGGTGTCGGACTCACCGCGCTCGTCCCCACGGCTGAGGGCGCCGCGTTTGGTGTCAATGCGCTCGACGCGGCGCTCGCACGATTGGACGCCGCGCTGGCGGGCACCGCCGGCACGATCACCGCCGCGGAAGCCGCGCTCGCCACGGTTGGCACCGAAGCCGCGGAGTCGGCCGTCGGCCTGGACGCCGCGGGCGCTGGGGCCGCACGCACCGCGGCGGGGATCGCGACACTCGCCCCGGTGGCCGCCGCACTCACCCCGGAACTCGGGGCGCTCCGCGCGGCGATCGGTGCCACACAAGTCGCGCTCGGTGTCACCGCACCGGCCGCGGCGGAAGCCGGTGCCGCGCTCGCGGAGGCCGGCGGCCTGGCGCTGGAGGGTGCCACGGGGATCACAGCCGCCAGTGGCGCCGTGGCCCGGCTGGACGGCGCGCTCGCGGTCCTAACGTCGGCTATCGCACCCACGGAGGCCGCGCTGGCCGCACTCATGGCCGCGGCGGACGCGAGCGCGGCGAGTGCAGCAGCCACGGCTGACGGGCTGGCTGGCGCGGCGGTAGGGGTCGGCGCCTTTGACATCGCGGCGACCAGCCTCTCCACGACGCTCGGGCCGCTCGCGGTCGCGGTGGGTGAAGCGCGCGCGGCCATTGCGGGGATCGGGGAATCCACCGCCGCCGCCAGTGCTGGGGTACACGCGGCCGGCGCTGCTGCGGCCGAAGCCGTGCCACCGGTGGCGACGCTCGCAGTCGCGGCCAAGACGCTGGACGCCGCCCTGGCCAGTACGGCACCGATGGCCGACGTGGCCGCCGCGGGGCTCATGGAGCTGGCGGGCGCTGCGGGGACTGTGGACGCGGCAATCGCTTCGCTCGACACGTTCATCGCCTCATTCACGGCCGACGCCGCCACCGCTGCAGCAGGCGCCGAGGCGATGGCGGCTGGGATCGCCGCGAGCGCAGCGCCTTTAGACGCGGTGGCGATCGGGATGAGCGCCGCGGGACAAGCCGCCGCGGTGGCTGCGGCCGGCTTCGGATCGGTGGCGACGGGTGCCAATATCGCCGCCGCCGCGATGGAAGCGCTGGACGCGGCGCTCGCTGCCACGGAAGCGTACTTCGCCCCGCTCATCGCAGCGTGGGCGCCATTACTCGGGGCGCTGGCCGCGTTCGAGGGCCTCAAGCACTCGATCTCTGACTCCGCGGAACTCGAGCAGTCGCAGGCCCGACTCAAGCTCGCGGTGCAGGACACCGGGACGAGCTGGGACGCGGCTGGCGCGCAGATGTCCGCATCGATTCAGCACGTGGTCGATACCACCACCGTCGGCGTCACCGACGCCACCGACGCGCTCCAGCGGCTCGTGCTGTTCACCGGCAACGCCACCGCGGCGCAGGAGAACCTCGCGTTCGCGGTGGATCTCTCGAAGGCGTCGGGCAAGGATCTCGACACCACGACTCGAGCGCTCGGTGCGGCGCTCGAGGGGAACACGATGCTCCTGCAGCGGATGTTCCCGGCGATGAAGGGGAACGCCGACATGCTCGGCGCGCTGCGCACCGAGACCGAGGGCTACGCGGCCGACGAACTCCAGCACTTGGGCGGCCAGCTCGACATGGTGTGGAAGAACCTCACCGTGATGATGACCGCCTTTGGTGATGCGCTCGCGCAGGGCGACGGGTTCAAGTCGATCGTGAAGGGCATCTCGGACGCGTTGGCGGACGCCGCCAAGTGGATCGGCGCCAACCACGCCGCGTTCGCTCTCCTGGGCGATGTGATCATGTCAGTGGTCGAGCCCGCGTGGGAGATCCTCATTGGCACGATCCGCATGGTCGAGGCGGTGCTCGGTCCGCTCAAGCCGATGTTCCTGATCCTCGGTAAGGCGATCAACATCGCCTTCAACAGCGCGATTGAGGTGATCGGCGAGACGATCGCCGTACTCGGCGAGATGCTTGTCCTCATCGACAAGGGGCTGAAAGGGCTCGCCCTTTTCAGCGCCGCCGCGGCGGCGCTCGACCAGGAGCTTGACGGTGTCGGGGACGCCGCTGTGACGATGGGCGAGAAGATCGCCAACAACGCCGTCAAGAGCATGGACGACATCACGACCAAGCTGGCCGAGATCGCGGTCGCGAAGGAGAAGCTCGACGCGCCGGCGGCCGCGGCGCCCACCAACACGAACAACCAAATGCTGGCGGCGATGCAATCGCAGTTAGCGCTGGGCCGAGAGTTGTCTGCCGACCAATCGACGCAGGCGCAGGGCTTAGCGGTCCTGCTCGGCATTCAGGGCGAGTACGACAGGGTCATGTCTAGTTCCGCCGCCTCATCACAGCAAAAGGCGAACGCGACCAAGATCGAGCACGAGGCCATCGACGCGATCATCACACCGATGAAGGAACAGCTCGATGTGGCGAAGGCCCTCATCGAGACCGACGCCAATCGGCGGGAAGGCATCGCGCTCGCCGTGCAGGTCGAGGAGATCGCAACACGCACGGCCGCTGCGCATGGAGCCACGCTCAAAGAAGTCGCCGCGGCGATGGCCCTCAAGCACGACGCGGAGATGGCGCTCCTCGAACCCATGCACCAGGACTTGGAGCTCGGCACCGCGCTCGTCGAGAACGCACG